GTCATGTCCACTTTGGCGGTGTCCCCATTGGTGGACTACGCAGAGGTGATGAAGGTGGGGAGGGATCTGTTTGTCCACGGGAAAGTAGCTCTGGTGGACGGCGAGATTCCGATGAACGGGCCCCTCATGGAGAAGGTTTCCTGGGAAGATCTGGAGGGTATGTTGGGGGCGTACCTGGTGGGTTTTCCGCTTCGCTCTACGTTGGAGCGCGCGAAGTCCTGACCGAGGCCATGATGGTTCGGTTCGCTGTCGAGATCATGGCGGTGTTAGGGGGTTTCGGGTACTTAGAGTTTAGGGGGCTCCCTCTGGTTGAGTTTTTTCGGATCCAGAATGAGGTCTCGCAGGTCCAACAAGCACGGAAAGCAGCAGTGTCGGAGCGATGAATGTCCAATCGGGTTGCGTTCGCAGTTGTCGCCAAAGACATGTTTTCTGGGCCCGCCAGACGCATCAAGGGGTCTCTGCGAGGCGTTAGCCAAGGCGTAAAGAAAGTCAACCAGGATGCTCGAGCTGCCCGGGGCGGAATGAAGAAGCTCGGAGTTGGCTTCAAGGCCATGGCGAAGGTGGCCAAGGCTTCTGCTCTCCTGGCGGTTACAGCCATCGCTTCCTTGGGAGTTGCTCTGAAAGCAGTCGTTTCTACCGGGGCTGACTTCGAAGACAGCATGGCTGACTTGTCCTCGATCACCGGGGCCACTGGCAAAGAACTGGGGTTCTTACGGGAGGAGTCCCTCAAGCTTGCCAAGGGCAGTGCGATTGACGCAGGAGAAGTGGCCAACGCGTTCAAGCTTGTGGCCAGCGGCAAGTCCTCGCTCTTGAAGGATCCTCAGGCGCTCTCCAACGTCACCAAAGAAGTCCTCCTGTTGAAGAACGCTACCGGGATGGAGTTGTCGAATGCTGCGGACATTGCTGTCACCTCTCTAAACCAGTTCGAATTGGGCGCAGAGCATGCGTCTCGAGTTGTCAATGTCCTTGCCGCAGGCTCTAAGTACGGGGCTTCTGAGGTGGCAGAGACTGGCGCAGCGCTCAAGAAAGCGGGGGTGGCCGCGCTAGCTGCCAATGTAGGTTTCGAAGAGACCAACGCCATGGTCCAAGTGTTGGCTGCGAACGGGCTCAAGGCTGAGAACGCCGGCACAATGCTCAAGACCGTTCTGTTGAAGCTTGAGACCAGTGCCAACGACAAGCTGAAGCCCTCCCTCCATGGGGTTGCAAACGTCCTGGAGTCATTGGCTCGAGTCTCCGGGGACGCCACCAAGATGAAGAAGCTGTTCGGGGAGGAGGCGTTTGCGGCCGGCAAGATCCTTGTGGACAACGTGGGGCAGATGCGTGATCTGACTACCGCTCTCTCAAACACCAGTATCGCAGAAGAGCAGGCGGCAATCCGGTTGGACACTTTCAATGCCAAGATGCGAAAGATTGGGATCCTTATCAAGGATGTTCTAATCAGGGCTTTCATACGGCTCAAGCCAGAGATCGATCTTGTGGTGACCAAGATCACTACCTGGGTGGAGTCGATCAGCACTGAGGATGTCAACGCGTTCGTTGACCAGTTGAAGGATGTGGGGACTTGGCTACTTACCGTGGGGGAGAATGCCAGCTATATGGCGGGGAAGATCGCCCCTGCCCTCCGGTTTATGGGTCTCTTGCCGGACGCCCCGGTTGCTTCTTTGGCGGGGGGCGCAGGGGGCTTCAAGAGCGGGCTTGACGTCAACACGATGGCGAGAGCCAAGGTGGATATTGGGATCAAGGATCCGGGCTCTATGGTCTCCGAGATTCAACAGCCTTCTAGTGGGAAGGGTATGACCCTTGACGTGGGTTACAACAATGAGTGGGCGTTATGAGAGATTCCGAGCTGCATGAAGGAAGCTACGGGGGCGCGGTGTTCTTCTTGCGCTCATCGCAGACTTCTGGGGGGCGTAAGGGGGTGCTCAAGACATACCCCAACTCGGATATGCAGAGCGTGGAAGACATGGGGAAGCTCCCCCGATCCTTTTCCATCGAGGCGATCATCTCGGCAACATACGACGCCAAGGGGAACGAGCTTCGGAGCTACAAAGAGGTCAGGGATGCCCTCCTTGCCGCGTTGGAGAAGGGGGGCGCTCAGCGGCTGGTGCACCCGTTCTACGATCCTGCTGACAACATCCATGCGCTCCCGTACTCCCTCAGTGAGGCGTACTCCTCTTTGGGAGTGTCCAAGATCTCTCTGTCCTTTGCTATCGCGAACACCGATGGGGTTCCCCAGGTTGTGGAGGAGGTGCTCAGTGCGGTGGATACTGCGAACGACGCTGCCAGCGCTGCAGCGGAGGCCAGTATTGGGGAGGACTTCGACGTCACTGCAGCTTTTGTGGGTAACTTCAACGACGCAAAAGACAAAGTCACCAAGGTGGTCACAACCGTCCAACAGGCTATCAAAGGCGTGACCGCTATCGCGGATGAGATTGACGCGTTCTCGCAGCAGATCTCAGAGTTTGCTACCGGGGTTGCGGAGCTGGTAACTGACCCCCTCCAGCTGGCCACGAGTGTTACCGGGTTGTATGCTACGATGAAGGGAACGTTCTCCACGGCAACGGGGACCCTGGAGGCGTACAAAGGGATGTTCGCATACGGGGATGATGACGTAAGCTTTGTGGCGACTACCGCTGGGCGGACAGAGCGACAGAAGAACCGGGATACCCTCAACAGCGCCATGCAGTCCTTGGCGCTGAGCCATGCGTATCTGTCGGCGGTGCAGATCGCATACGAGACAGAGCCAGAGATCGAAGAGGTTGAAGCGGATTTGGAGGTCCAGTACCAGAAGATGCTTGCGGCGTCTGGGACCGATGCGGACACCCTGAGCGCGCTTGCGGAGACTCGGACCCGGACAGAACGATTTCTGGAAGCCAAGAAGCTTACTGTCAAGCGTGTCATCACTGTCAGCACCCCGAGGACTTCGGCAACTGCACTCGCGTACAAGTATTATGGATCTGCGGACCTTGCGAACACGATCGCAGAATTGAACGGGTGGGACGACCTCGCATTTGTTGAGGGAGACGTCCTGATGTTTACGCCGTGAGGCTTGTCGTAGATGGCAAAGAGTACCAGCAATTTGAGTCGGCTACGGTCACGCTGGCGTTGGACGCGTTGAGCAATACCTTCAGTTTCTCTGCAGGGATCTCCGACCAAGCGCCCCCCTTCCCGTTTCAAGGAGGGGAGAAGTGTGTAGCCTACGCCGATGGGGAGCGGGTTCTCACCGGGTACATCGAGGTTGTGGACATCTCCGGGTCGGACGGCAGCCACAGTATCTACGTGCAGGGAAGGGACCGCACTGCGGATTTTCTGGATTCTACGATTGGTAGCCTCTCGGACTTCCGCCCTCCGATCACTCTGGAGAGCGCTGTCAAAAAGGTCATCACCCATCTGGGGTCGGATCTCCTGGTCACGGACAATGTGAGCCCTCCGGCGTTTGAGAAAGGGATCGATCTGCTGGCTCCTGAGCCTGGGCAGGCTTGCGGAGACTTCGTGTTTGCGCTTGCTCGGAAGCGGGGTTGTCTTCTCACGTCCGATGCTCACGGAAACATGGTCATCACCAGGGCTTCGGGGACAGACGTGGATGCGGCTATCCAGCACTTGCGAGGCTCATCGGCGAACAACGTTCTCACCTACTCGGTGAGCCACGATCTGTCCAAGCAGTTCAACCGGTACCTGGTTCTGACGCAACAGAGCCCTGTGTCTGGAGACATCTTTGGCTCTGGGGGAGCTGCGTCTCGGATCGTCTCTCAACTAGGTCTCCAGACAGATGGGAAGATCCGAAGCGGGCGGCAATTGGCGTTCTTGTCCGAAGGGGCATCCAATGCGGAGTATGCTAAGCTTCGGGCATTGTGGGCCGCAAACACGGCTCGGTCGAAGAGTCGTGTCTTGGGGGTTACCGTAGACGGATATCGGAACCAGACTGGGAATCTGTGGGGAGTAAACCAGATTGTTTCAGTGGAGAGCGATTATGCGGGGGTCCATGAGAGGATGCTCGTGAACACTGTGAATTTTGGGGCAGACGGTCAAGGGGGGACGTCTACGGCGCTGTCTCTGATCCGCCAAGACTCCTACACTCTGTCTTTGGAAGAGCCCGTTTTGGAGGTTCCCCCGGAGACAGACGACATTTTTGGGTGACCTGTGCGGGGAGTTGTCAACTTTATTCGGTCTATGATCCGCTGGGCGCGTGTTACTCGGGCGGGGAAAGACGACAAAGGGTGGCCGATACAGCAATTCGGGTACCTGGGCAAGACTGCGGATATGGTGGTCTGGGGGCATTACGGGTTCCATTGCCTCCTTCCCGTAGACACCTTGGCAGTCTTTCTTGCAATCGGAGGCAATCGGGAGGACCGGATTGCGCTACCGGGAAGCCCTCGGGAACGCCCCCGGCTGGACGTGCCCGGGGAGCTTGTGTACTTCCACCCTATCACGGGCACGGAGATCCGGTTCAAAGACGAGGGGGAGCTTGTCATCAACGTGACCTCCGGAGCAGAGATCACGGTCACCGCTGACCGGACTACCGTGAACGGGATAGTGGACGTCGTGGGGGCTGTGAATCTGACCGGAGCGGTGAATATGACCGGAGCGGTTACTATCACGGGACCCCTCGATGTTTCGGGGACTCTTGACGTAGTAGGGGCCACGACTCTCGGCAGCACCGTGACTTCGGGAAGTAAGAACATCAGCGACACCCACACCCATGGAGGCGGGCCACAGCCCGATTGAGCATGAGCGTAGACGCAGTTCTGTCATACGTGGACGGGGTGTTCGATATCCAACTGGATTCGGACGGGGACGTCATGACCGCAGACTTCTTTGATACCGCAATCATTGTCAGTCTGTTCACGGATCGACGTGCGGACTCTTCAGAAGTGTTGGAGCCTCACCGTCGTCGAGGGTGGCCGGGGGAAGGGGACGGGGTCACTGGTTCTACGGGGTGGGTGTATGACCAGTCTCGAGTGACCGGAACTCTGTTGGCCGGAGTCTCTGCTGCGTATACGCAAGCCCTCCAGTGGATGGTGGAGAAGGGGTACGCGACGGCCATGCGGGCAGTAGCTTCGCAAACGGCTGTCGGGGTATCCTTGTTGGTGACCGCCGAACGTCCTAACGGGCAAACGTCGAAAC